AATTTGTGCGTTAATAATAGCCATTTAGTTTATCACTCCGTCTGATCTTACTAGGAATAGTAAGAATACAATTAAATCCTGTGCTGGTGTTGTGCCACTTGCTGGATAAGAAATTTTGATACGACCTGAAAAGCCCACTGGTTCAGAAGCGTTAATATCTAATTGTGGGTCTGATGCAATAACACCCCATGCACTTTCATCAATCACTAAAGTAAATTGACCAGTAGAGTTTACTCTATTTGTAATAGTAAGTGTAACTGCTGATGGTGCTGGTGTGTAATCAGCTATGTCAAAAGTAAGACCATAACGACTATCATGCACATTTGACAATTGTCTGCGAATAATAGATGCGTTAATAGTAGCACCAGTTAAGTCAATAGGTAAATCGGTAGAAGTTTGAGTAAGTGTTAGATTCCAGTAGGTAGCTTGATTATATACAAGTTCACCAGCGATAATCTGATTGTCAAATCCTGAAACTTGACGAAGTGTGTTTTTATTAAAAATAGCCATAATTTTCCTTACAAGGTTAATGACGCAAGCATCTTTCTGACGCAATGCGGAAATTATGTTTTATATTATTGAATGGAAGCTTCCCATTCATCACCATCTACATACCAACCAAACATCCACATAATTCTATAAATGCCTTCTTTGGCAATAACATTTTCAACGCCATGTTGATGTTTAGAAACTAAATACTGCATCATATCACCTTTTTTTAAAGTATATGATTGTTTTCCTACCCAAATTAAACCACCTTCTGTTTCAGATGACAAAATATTACATCTTAAAGTATGTTTTGGTTCTTGATTATCAACTGGATCACTATGTGCATAAACATTTCCACCATGTTTAGTAGCACTTACAACAACACCATCTTTGCCATGACTATGTTTAGGTTCTGCCCATTTAGTTAAATTAAATTCTGTTTGTATTTGTTTATGTAAATCTCTAACTAATTGTGGGTATTCGTAAGTTTTTTCACCCAATCTGCTAGTAAATCTATTAGGTGTTGATATTTTTCTTTTTTCTATTGGTGAAACTGTTATACCAAAACTTAATTCATTATTATCAATTGCTTTTAATACCCAATTATTTAATTCATCACACTTATCATGCGGCAAATAATTTCTTATTATGTTTACAATTTTCATATTGATTTATTAATAATTGCAGTAGATGTTTCTTTGTCTATTTGTATAAATCCATTGCATGAAATAAACCAATCTAATCCTATATTTTCACCATAAGAATCAACATTAATTTGTATGTTTTTAACTATGTATTCTTTAGTTCCTTCTAAAACAATCCAAGCATGGTCAAAAGTTCCTCTGCCTTCCATACCTCTTGTTTTATTAAAACGAATTGAATATTTATTCACTAAACAATTTCAGTGTGATTATCCATTTTAGCTATAATTGCTTCTCTAGTTAAAGGTTCAACATTATATTCAACCATTGGGTCTATTCCAAAAGGAATTTGATCTGCATCTAAAAGTTCAGCAGTATCTTTATCTCTTACGCCATGAATACAATAAGCCACTGTATTATCTTCCAATGCTTCAATATAATGTATTTTACCAGCTTGAATGTATATAGTTTGTGGTGCTGAAAATTCAGTTGCTTGTCCATCAACATGAACTTTAACTTTTCCATAAGCAAGTAAAGTGCAATGATCGTGTGTGTGTGAATGACCTTGATTTGCATCGCCAGCTTTTAAAAAGTGCATTTGACGCATCCATATATTTTTTACGCAAGTAAATTTATTAACTGGGTCTGCCATAATTTTCCTCTTATTTTAAAATATTGCTACTGGTATAGAATATGGGTCTTTAATCCATGAAAATGTTTTTTCATCCCATACATACATTCCATCATTATTTGGATATGGAATAGGTCTTTCCCATGTAAATGATTCAGTATTTACAATCCAAGTTGTTCCATCATTAGGATGTGGTGCATAAAATACATCGAATTGTCTATCATAAGTAGAACCAATATCAGGATAATTATGTCTTAAAGGAATTGCATTTAATATTTCTTTTCCTTGATCGTCATATATTTTACCGCCTGATGCTCTAGGTGTGCATTCTAAATATTCACCTTCAACAACACCTGAATCTATAAATTCTTTATCAGCTACAATTATATTTGTAACTATATCATTTTCTATTTTAGCGTAATAAGCCATCTTTTAACTCCATGTAAACTTAATTGCACCACTACCACCAGCGCCACCATTTAATGCGCCATAGCCAGCAATGCCACTTTTACCACCCGGACCCGGAATAAGAAATCCGCTTTGTCCAGCAGTTCCAACTGTATAAGCTAAAGAACCTGATAGCCCTGTAAATGTTTTTTTAGAGTAGCCACCAGCACCGCCACCGCCACCTGATGGTGAAGAAAAACCAGACATTGCTAAACCAGTAGCACCATTTCCACCAGCACCGGGTGCCGGTCCAGCTTGAGAGCTTGCGGCACAAGTAGGGGCTGTTTGAGTTCCACCATTAGGTGAATTACCGCCCGTTCCAGCAACATAAAAAGTTGATTTATCACTTGAACAATTTACACCTGTATTTGGTGAAGTTCCTGAACCACCAGTTGTATTTGTTGTTCCACCAGATGCAGTTCCACCAGCACCGCCGGGTGTTTGATTTGCTTTAGTTCCACCATTGGCAGTTAAACCATTGCAAGAAGATGCACTTCCTGAAGTATTGTTTGATCCTTGTGGATAAGCCCCAGTTAATTGCCCACTACCGCCTGATCCGCCGCCGCCCCAAATTTCAATTTGAAGATTAGTAGTTCCAGTAGGTATAGTAAAAGTGCCTGATGTATAATATGTAGCATTGCCCGGTGTAAAAGAAGGCGCTCCACCACCAAGAAACATTTGTTGTATTGACATATTATGTTAAACCTGATCCTGTAATTATTGCACTAGAAGCTGAAAGGAATAATACAGTAGCAATTCCATATAAACCTAAAGTTCTATTTCCAGTTGTTGAAGAAGATTGTCCAGCCCATTGTAAGGTAACACTAGTTCCTTGAGTAATTGTTTGTGCTGAACCTGAATTATTATAAATTGTTACAATGTTACCAGCAGACATAATAGAATTATTAATTGTTACACCACCAGTTGTTATTGAAATAGCTTTACCAGCATCAGTAGCGGCAACAACATAAGCAGAAGTTTGAGAATTAATTGTTGATCCAATAGCATTAATTGTTATTGAACCTGATGCGTTTGTAACTGTAACACCAGTTCCAGCAGTTAAAGTAGCGGCAGTATAATTAGTTCCATTTCCTACAGGGATTTGACCATTGGATGGTGTAGTTGTAATTCCTGTTCCACCATTAGCAACTGGCAATGTTCCTGAAACACCAGCAGTTAAAGATACCTGACCTGATGTATTAACATTATTTGCTAATTGCGATAAATTAAAAGCGTTTGACATTTATTTCCCCTTATGCCGCACCATAGCGCGCAAATGTTTGTTGTTGTAAAATCGTTGTATTATTGTTTGGCGTTACAGTTAAATTATATGTTGATGTTGTTGATGTATAATCCACACCATTTACCAATAATGCACCATTAGCAAACAAATTAAAAGCATTTGCTATAGAAGCAAAACTATATCCAGTTTGTCCAATTATTGTATATATTAACATATTTACATAATTTCCAGTAGGTGTTGTAGTATTATTTCCTGTAAATTGAATAATGTCCAAATCGCCTGTCATTATATTAGGTGTAGAAACATAAGTATTTCCTGTTAAATTATAATCATAAGCAGTGATAGAAGCACCATTAATAAATGGCATTTCAAAACCAGTATTAAAAGCCCACAAAGTGGGTGTGTAATCTACATTATTAACAACAGGATTGCTATATCTAGTAAATACAGGATAGCTTGAAGATACTGCTCTATAAGTATATATAGTATTTCCAGCAGTTGCGGTTACTGCACCGCTAAATGTAATTTGTTGTGTAGTATAATTTACCCCAGTTACAGTATATTGAGTTGGGCTTCCTGTATTAGAAAATGTAAGTTTATCGCCTATATTTATAGCATTATAAGGCATATTTGCACTATTCCAAGTTACTACATTAGAAGCTACTGAAAGAACACTTAAATGCGTATTATCATAATATGCGCCACTTGATATAGCCCTCATTGAAATAATGGTTATATTATCATTTAATGTTGCACCTACGGATAAAGTAACTGTTCCAGTTGAACCATTTGTATCTGTGTAATCAGATTCATTTAATAAAATACCATTTTTAAATACTAAACATTGACCTTGAATATAAGTTGAAGCTCTAGTAACTGAAAAAACAGTTTGACTAGAAGTTGCTACAAATTGAGATATGGTCATATAAAAATTATCTAAAGAAGTAAATCCAACAACTCGCCCATAAATATCAATGGTTATAGTAGCGGCTGATCCAGTAAATGTAGAAGCACCACCAAAATCAAGAAATTGTTGTAAAGCGGCAACAACTTGTCCATCAGTTGTATTAATAATAGAAACTTGTCCAGCACCAGTGGATGTTGTTCCAGTTGTAATTAATTGACCAGACCTTAAATCAAGATCAATAATATTAGACCCATCTTGAATCCCTGACCATGTAGTGGGATCATATAAAGAAGTTGTTGTAGGAACAAAAGATGCAGTTCCTGATGCGTATGCAGCGGTATCTGTAGCAAAACTAAATCTTCTGCCACTTCTATTTGTATAAATTAAAAATTTATTAGTTCCAAATACAGGGTTTGCTAAATACCATTGATAATTTGAAGCATTAGAATCAGGTGTGCTTGATATTTGATTAACTAATCCATAGTAAGATTTATTTCTAGGATTAAATGTAAATCCTGTGCCTGTTATACTGTCAGCATAAGCTACGGATAAATATTTTTCTGTATATTGAAATGTAGTTGGTCGCCATGTAAGTTTTGCAGAAGCTAAAGAATAATTGCTTGAAGCAATATTATTAACCATTCTACTAAAAAAATAATAATCGCCTGATGCAAGACCTGATAATTCAATAGGTGCTAAAACTTGATTTAATCCATAAGGGTTTCCATTAGAAGCAATAGCACTTGTTCCACCAAAAATTAATTGAGAAACAGTTGGGTATTGATAAAATGAATACCATACTTCAACATATTGAGTAATACCAGCACTTGATGTTGTAACTTGAACATTAAACGATGGAATAGCATTATTAGGATATTGAGAAACAACAACTGGAATAGGAATAGAACCAAATGTAGTAGGCGATCCAATACCAGTATTAGGGCTTGGTGTAAATTGAGTTACATTTACATCATCATAAACTGCTGGGTTATATTCCATTAAATAAAGTGTTGCAAATACTTTTCCATCATCGCTAAATTTTTCAATGACTTTAGATATTCTAAATAATTTAGCTGACCAACCATAATTAGCATTAGTAACTGTTACAATATCACCAGCTTCTAATTCAAGACCAATGTAATTAATATCAACTTGAATTTGTAAATCTTCCCTTGCCGCTTCTAACATGCGATTGGCTAAATATTGGGCTTGCACTGAATTATTAGTTAAATAAAGATTTACTGATTGTTTATTGACTGGTTCATTAGCAAATAATAAAGATGGATTAATAGTTGCTAAATCAAAAGTTGCAGAATTAAAACTATCTTTTGCAGAACCATCAGGAAATTTAACTTCAATAACATTAAATGAATTATTTAAATCAATAGGACTTATAGTAATAGCACCAATCATATTACTATTATTAATATCCATAGCTACTGTGTATGTTGGTGTTTGAACAATAACTCCCCACATACCAGCAATTTCATTATATTTAACCAAACAATCACAACAATCAGACATCGCCTGAATGTTTTGCATTATTTTAAGATTAGTATCTAATGTTCCATTAAATGTAAATCTGGCTTGAGTGGATGAACCCCCTGTATATGGTGTATAAGTAGTTAATTGATTAGAATAAGTATTTAATGCAGTTAATGATGCAGTATCAATATTAGCAACTGGAATAGCAGCGCCATATCTTGTTGATGTTAAATAATCTAAAAAACAATCTCCGGGTGCTGATCTTGAATTAGTTAATTGAAATCTAGTTTGATTTAATCCAGTTAAATTTCTATCAGTATTGTATTTAAGATGAATAATTGCAAATGCACAATTAGACATTAATTTTGTGCTATTCCATTTATAAATAAGATTAGATGCACTTAAAATGCTAATTGCAGATTGCGAACTATTTGATGGATTATTTGAACCATTTCGATATAAATATATATCCATATATCCAGCTATATTTTGAGATTCATTTGTGCTTTCATCTAATAAAGAATCTACAGAATAACCATTAGCATTAAATACACATCTTTTTCCACCCCAATATATATTACCAAAAGTAATCGTATCTGGTGATCCACCAGTTTCTGTATTGGTTACTTCAGATAAAGCAAATACCCAATAAATATCTTGATTATCTTCAGATATTGTAAGGTCTGTAATAATTCCACCTAGATAAGCAGAACCATAAACAACTGGAATTTTATTGTCACCCGCTGGTGGTATTTGTTGCCGATTGCCGGGATTAGGTTGTTGGCTTGCAAGATTACCTTGATTGGGTGCGTCAGGTGCAAAGACTTTAGAAATGATTGATGAAGCAACCATTTGAATACCAAATGCAATAATATCAGCGGCAAGTCCTGTAATGCCTATTTCTGCTAATACTGGTAAAATGGCAAATGACATTATTTAATTTCCCAATGAATTTCTAATTTATTCAATCCGTATCTTTCGTAACCATAATCATCAAATGATGACATAACTGCTTGATTTATTTCATTTTTATTTAACATTTCTTTTGCAATTTTAATATATTCTTTAATTAATCTAACAATAACAATTTTATTAGTTCCATGTAATAAAGTTTCTTGCAATTGAAAACTTTTATCATTCCAAAAACAATGCGTTTTTATAGCTACTAAAATTCCAGATTGATCTTCATCAATTAAAATAAATCCTTTACCAGCAATAATTTCTGTAATGACTTGCATTACATAAGTTTTTGACCAGCTTAAAGGATTTTTAGCTAAAGGACTTTCGGTTATTATTGCAAAGTCTTTTAGTAATTCTATTATCTTGTCTATATCGTATTTATTAGCGTATCTAATCAACCAGTTTTGCCAAATGCGTAATTAATAGTTTCAATAAAATTAACACGATTCATTGATGTATCGTTAGAATTAAAAAATGTCCAAGCATTATTATTAGTATAACGACCAGCAGTTCTATTTTGCAAAATAATTTGTATGCTAGAAGCTGATACAGATATTGTTCCTACATACTGTCTAATATCTTCCATCCACTGTTCAGATATTTGGAATGTGCTAATATAACCAGTAAAAAATTTATAAAGACCACCACTTCCACCAGTGGTAATAAGTTCATTATTTGTATTAAAAAATCCATGCCACATTTCAATTTTAGACCCTTTAATATCATGTCCTAATACCCATCCTAAAAGTGCAGTATCAATACCAACTAAAGTAACTGAAGTTTCATTTGCAGTAGATTTAATATCACGCTGAACATCATTAATTTTTACTAATGATCCTAATGCGTCAAATGGTTCTGTATCAACTTGTGGAATTATAAGTGCAGTAGGTGTGGTAGCAAAACGATAAATAGCAGACGCGGTTGTTACTCTAACAAAATCTGCCATCCTTATATTATTAGTGTTTTGTATTGGCGTTATTATGTTCATAATACTGCTTCAAAAGCCTTAAATGTTCCATTCCAAGCTATAAATGAATCATTAGTCATTGGAACTAAAGTGTATGTAGGATAATCTTGAAGAATAACTGGAAAAGTAATTCCAGTATAAGTTGATCCACCTAAAGATTCAGTTGTGCCATATTGACCAATAACTGCTGATTTAGCACTTCCAAATGTGGTTAATATAGTTCTATGCACTGGAATATTTACAGTTGATCCAGATCCTCTTTGAACATTAGAAGTTGCTATATAAGCATAACGACCAATTTGTAAAAAATCGCCAGTTTTAACAATATAAGCAGTTGAAGATATACTTGGAAGTGAACCCAACACAATAGTTTTATTTGCTGAAGTTGAGTTAAATGTGCAAGCAGAAATTTGAAATGAAGTCATATCACCTTGATAAGCAATATAATTAAGCCATCCAGTAGAACCAAAATTTAAATATTGTTCTAATTGTCTATCATTAGTTCTTAATATAGATAATAAACTTCTACTTTGAGAATAAAGCAAATAATTCATTGGCTTCATTTCAAATTGAAAAGGTTGAACAGTTAAAATTTCAGAAGTAGCAATTCTTTGATTTCGACTTAATACCTGACCAATAAAACGATGATCATTAATTGATATAGATTCTGAATTAGCAAGTATTGTGGTTAAACTCATAATTATCTGCTTTGTGGTAATGATCTATTGGCAGATTGATTCGCTGACCAAACTGCTTGTTTATTTTTAGCTAAAAATTGAACTGCTGATTGCGTATCAATAGCACTCATATTTTGCACTACCGGTCCATTATACACCACTTGTGGGCTTCCACCCATTGCAGAACCCAATTGATGATTAGGAATAATTGTGCCAGATGTTCTAGGAACAAACAGTTCCGGTCCTCTTTCACCTACAATTGATGGAACACCCATTGGTGGACTACCACCATCAGCAAATAATTTAAGACCACCTAAACTTGGTGCAGTGGTAAATAAAGAACTTAATGCCCCACTTGCCCCACCATCGCCCATGCTATCGCCACCAAAAAAACTACCAGTTTTTAAAAATTTAAATATTTTAGAAGCAATTAATCTAGCTTCAATTCTAGCAATTTCATCAAGCACAACATTTGCAAATGATTTAAAATCAAGTTTGCCAGTGCGAATAAATGTAGCAATCATATCTTCCATACCATGTGCCATTGTTCCAAATAATTCTTGTGCATTTTTTGAAGCATCTTCAGCATCACGCACATATTCTTCATAAGCTTTTTTCCAGCCCTCACCAAATGTATGTTGTTCTTCTTCAATCTTTTTCTTTCTTTCAATTCGTTTCATTTCTTGTTCACGATAAATTGCTTCAGCTTCTTGATCAACCAATAAACCTCTTTCTTTTTGATCATTGATTCTTTTTTCAAGATCAAGAATATCCATTTGATATTGTTTTTCAGCTTCTGATGCAAATCTAAATTCACGAATTGTTTCCATCTTTTTTTCATCATAAGCAGATTCACGCAACATTTTGTTTAATTCAAATGCTTGGCGTGCTTTATCTAATGCTATAGCATCTTCAGTTGCTTTCTTTTTAAGTTTTGCTGAAGCATCAACAAACTTACCACCTTTTTGAAATTCAATATTTAATTTGTCTTGGGCAGATTGAACTTTTCCTACTGATTTTGCTTCATTTTCAAAAGTCAATATTTGTTGTTGTAAAGCTTCATTTTGCTTTTGAATTTCAGTTGATAATGCAATATCCCTATCATGGGTATTTTTACCAGTTTTAAAATCCGGTCCAATCGTTGTATCTATAGGTTTATAAGTAAGGGATGCTATTCCATTTTTTAATTCTTTAACTTTTTTAACTTGTTGATCAAGTATAGTTAAACCAATAGTTCCAATAAATCCTTGTAACGATGTGGAAGTTGCTGGGGTAATGCGACTATTGCTTGCTAATTCTTTTTGAGCGGCAATTACTTTGCTTATTGCATCATAAGATTCAAGTGCTTTTCTTGTTACTAATTCAAAGAAATCACCAATATCTTTTGCAGTATCAGTTTTAATTCTTTGTGAAAGAACTGATAAATTATCAAATCCTTGATTAATTTTTTTAAATGCTTCTTCAGCATCTGCATAAGCATCTTTATTTTGTTGTAATTGATCTGCAAAGCCTTTAATATCAACGCCTTTAATAGCACGACCAAATATATCCATTGCCATTGCATTGCGTTTAGTAGAATCTTCAACTGAAGCTAATTGTTGTATTGTCTTTTCCCATAATTTTTCAGGGGAAAGATGTTTAAGATCATTGATAGAAATACCAATGCGTTGAAATGCTTTTTGGGCTTTATCACCACCTTGCGCGGCTTCATCAATTTTATTATTGAATGATGCCATAAGTTTGCCAGCATCTTCAGCCCTACCACCATTAACTGTTAAGGCTTCTGACATCCTTAAAACAGATTGGATAGACATATCATTAGCTTTAGCTACATCAGCTACTTTGTCTGCAAAGTCTAATGCAGTTTTAGCAGTAAGAGCAAAAGAAATTCCAATAGAAGCTAAACTTGCTTTAGCACCTAAACTGAAACCTTCTACTTTTGATTTTGCCTGTCCTAATCCAGCATTAAATTCGCCAGCATCAAGTCCAAGTAAAACTGCTAATCTTGAAATAATTGCCATTATTTACTTTCAAATCTATCCATTTTAAAGTCAGGTGCTTGTGATATAAATCTTAATAATGAATCGCTTGCGTCAGCTTTAATTTCATTATAAATATAATCATAAGCACTACCCAAAACGCCTTTTAATGTGTATGGTTGGCTATTATTTCCTCGCAAGTAATTAAAAACGCCTGTAACAAGCATTCCTTGATTCACCAGCAAGCTTTTATTTCCAATTAACCCATCAGCATACATGACCATTATTTCGTTCATTGTAGCTTCATCTAGTGCGTCAATATCTTGTATTGTGTGACCATTAAAAACCATTGCAGACCGCACTTGGGTTCTTAATGATCCAATTACTTTGACCTAATTTCCTTATAGTCTGGGGCTATAACTTCATTAATTTTTTCAACTAAAGTTAATTGAATTGGTAATGGAAATTCAGCTTCTACATCAGCGTAAGTTAAATCTTCTAAACTTCCAGTTTCTGTAATTAAAAATTTAATATATTCAGTAATTCTATATTGTAAGACATGCTTATTTCTAGCGGCTTCTCTCATTGATCTGCCTTCAATTAAAATATCATTGTCTGTTTTTTCTATACTTTCATTTTTAATATCTTTTAAGTCTTTAACCATTTCCTGATAAGATTCTTCAACTTTTGTTTCATCAGGATTTTTGAAATAATTATAAATAGCTTCAATTTCATTAACTGCTGGAACTCTTACCTTAAAAGTATGTTCACCTAATTCAAATTGCCTAGATAAAACTGACAAACGATTTTCTTCATATTTTTTACCTAAAGCACTTGCTATCTTACTCATATACTATCCTTTATTTTGATGTTGGTATTTTTGGTGGATTTTTAGAAACAAAATTTCTTATTTCTTGATCTAATAACATTCCTACTAATTCTGATACTGTTTGTTGTTGTGTTTCCAGAGATATTCTTAAATATGGCTTTCCTGACATTTTTGCAGTGCCAAATTCATTAGCTATAGCACGCGCATCATAAAATATATTTTGACTATGATAAAATTTTCTTCTTTCACGACTAAATCCTTTTTTATCACCTTCTTTTAAAAAGTGTGAAAATTTAGCATTAACTTCTCGTCTTAATCGTTTGGGAATTGGTCTAGTTGTTACTTTAGCAATAGCTGAATCTGTAGGAAGAACATATCTTGATGACATATCTTTTTTAGTAGGTCTGCCAGCAACGATTGTTAAAGAATCATGTAACATTCTTGTATCTTCTGCTACTTGAGTTTTTGCCATATCAAGCACTGGCTTCATAGCATTAAAAGCAACTTTAGTTAAAATGCGACTAGATTTTTTTGCATCCCCAATCTGATCTCTTAAATTTTCAAAGACTTCAAGTGTATGGGATATGCCCTTAACTTCAAATCTTGTTTGCATTAATCAGCCTTAATTATTTTTTGATAAATGGCATTATTTAATTTAACTGCATAATCAACAACTTCTTCAGGCGAAAGTTTATCAGCATGATTTTTTGCAATATCATGTGCTAAAGCAATTCCTGTTAAGCGTTGTTGGGCAAACCCAAACCAGTTCTTTTGTCCAGAACCAGCTTGGGATACC